AACATAAGCAATTAAAAAATTATTAATTAAATCTTTTATAGCTATATAAGAATAACTAGCATAATTATCTTGAACTTCCGTACCAAAAGCATCTTTGTTTCCAAACTCACCACCTTCTTTAGTTAGCAATTGTATAACAACATATGTGCCATCAGCTATAGTAGCAGTGGTAGTAATAGTATCATCAACAACAGTATACGCTAAAATATATTCCGTAAAAGTACCATTAGCTCCAGAGGCACTTGTATATAATCTAAAGTTATTATTATTATAAGCAGGACTTGTAGGATCATTACTTCCAAAAGTAAGATTAGTATTAAATGTAGCTTTAAAAATACTTTGAGCTACAGAAACACCATCAACCGTAGTGCTTGCCGCTATTATTACCTGGGTACCTGCGTAATATTGCGCATCTGTTTCTGTTATTAATCCTCCATTAGGTGTTGCCATAGTACGTTAACTTTTTTTATTTGCTTCATCATTAGCAACTTGTTGTGCGGCTGCTTGTATTATATTAGGATCTCTTATTACAATACCAGCATAAATTAATATTTTTAATATTAGTTCTGTTTGTTCTGAACTATGAAGTTCAAAATTTAAAGAACCTGTTGGTTCGTTTGTAACATCATAACTATTTGAATTATATATATATTGACCAAGAGTACCAACGCTAAAACCCCATATAGGACTTATTGGTTTTCTTATATAATCAACATTTATAAGACTTATTATTGTTGTAGGTTTAACATAAAGATATTGATTCTCATATAGATAAACTGGAAAAGATGTTGTGGGTTTTGTTAATAAAGATCTATCTATATGATAAAAATCTGTTCTATCAACTCTTTGCACCTGTGTTTCGTTGTTGTAAAGTACAGTTCCTAATTTATATACGCTGGCTTGAGAACCATAGGAATCTACAGCAGGTAGTGTAAAATAACTTAAACCGCCAATAGTAGTATAATTAGCTGGTCCAAAAGTTTTAAATATAGCTATTTTTTCGTCAAGACTTTCAACTCTATCAGCGTAATCTGTATCTGTCTGAGGCACGCGTATTTGTTGATTAATATCTTCAAAGTATTTTTCAAATATTTCTAACTGAACTTGTGTACCTATACTGTTAAACTCAGTGGGTGTCATATACCCTCTTTGTTCTTTGTTTAGTATAAGTAAAACAGTTTGATATACTGTATTTACATTTATAGCCATTTGTTATTTTTATTATAATAAAGGAGGCATTACACCTCCCTTATTAGTATTACATGTTAAGAAAGTTTTTTCTCTATAGATTTATAAATATCTAAACCTTCATCTGTTTTAAAGAAAGAAGCCATAGCAGCGTATGGATGCTCATCAAAAGGTACAGTCATTAATTTCTTACCATTTGCAGACCATTTGAATGTCTTCTGATCTGAAGCTAATTCAATTATACCTGCTTCTGTTGCTTTAATAGCAAAGTTTCTTAAATGAACATTTTCATCTTTAGCTAAATTTAAAAACAAACTTGCATTATCTTTAGCAAACATAAGTAAATCTCTTTTGATCTCCTTAGAGCTCATCTCTGACACCTTAGATCCCATTTCAACTCTTAGTATTGCTTCTGCTTCGTCTACTTCTAGATTTCTAGCCATGTTTAATGCGTCAATTTCTAATTCTAAATCTACTAATTCATCTTTAGCATCCTCTATAACATTAAGCTCTGCATATTTCATATTTCTTAATGGATGATATAACGATAATATTTTTTGTAAAGCTTGATCGTTTTTTCTAACTGTTAAGTTACCATCTTTAAATATTATATGACCTAGTGTTGCTTCACCTTGTTGTTCATCTTTAAATGGTGAATTTTGATTTGTAGCATATCTAATTTCTCTTTGCTCATTTCTTTTTTCATCAAACCATAACAAAGCATGTCTTGTTGTATGTCTTGATGGTATTTTTAATGTTAAAGGTTGATTAATACCTTTTACTAAATATGTTCTATCTTTTATTTCCCAACTTTCTGGTTGAGATATTGTTTTTGTTTTCATAATATGATATAATTAAATAATTAAAAAAGTAAAGTAAGGGTGCCAAATGACACCCTTATCTCTACATGAATATTAAATTCCTTGGAATAAAACAAAGTTGTTAGCAGCTTGTGTAACTAAACATCTTTCAGATAGGAAATTTACTTCCATAGCATCAAGATTTGAAGTGTACGCACCACCAGCAGAACCAGTTAACCAAGATTTCATACGTCTGTCTTCTGTTTGAGAAGCTCTATATCTAACGTGTAAAAATGGTCGTCTGATGTTTGTTCCTAGAATTTGGTCATAAACAGTTGAAGTTCCAGCAGGTACTAAAACACCTTCAATAGAAGATGGTCCAGCTTGTGCACCACGCGTAGAAGCATCATTTAAATATTTCCAGTCAGTCTTATAGAAATCATAAGAACCTCTACGGAAACCACTGAATCCTAGATTCAATGCCATTTCTTCAGAGTTTTCAAATAATCCATAAGCAGTACCTCCAGCAGATCCCATAGATACTTGTGAAAGCATATTATCGAATTCTAAAGAAGTTGATCTATTTAAGAAAAGCATATTTTCTTCAATAGCCCCTTGAGTATCTAGATTTTTAAGGATCTCATCAAAGTCGTCAATACCAGCAGCGCCAGCAAATCCAATTTCAACATTTCCTCTTGCTTGTATTGCAGCAAATAAACCTTGAGTACCTCCAAGACCAGCAGCTAAACCAGCAACACCAGAACCAGCGACAGTTTGTTCACCTTCAACACATACCATTTCTAAATAATCTTCAAAACGTAATCTTGTTTCAGATTCAGCTTTTAAATACCATAAGTATCCAGTTGTTCCATCTTCTGTTGCAACTTCAACCCAACCAATTTGAGCCATATCAGATCCGTTTATTGTGTAAACGTTTCTTATAATGATAGGAGAGTTAGAAAATTGAGTAAAAGTAGGAGTAATTGTTACTTGTGGTTGTAAAGCATTATTATTTGCTAGAGCACCAGCACCTGCATTTGCAGTAGCAGCACCTTTAACAAATTCTGAACCGTATACAAATATCTTAACAGTTGCGCCCATTGTAGCTGCTGGAAGACCTGCAGTTAAATAAGGTTGTACTGTTAAAACGCCTGTACCAGTGTTACTTGCAGATACATAACATTTTGCTTCGTTACCCGCGTTATCCATTACTACTATAGTTTGACCTGGGCTAATTACGTTAGCGACAGCAGGTACAACACCAGCAGCAGTAACAGGTATTGTGATTGTTGGATTTGCAGCACCTTGATTACTAACACAATTAGTGTAAGCAACATGAAGTCTGTTTTGTTCTGACCAAATTACTTGATCGGATGTCATAGGCATTTCTGCCCCTACCATACGTAAGAATCCTGATAACGTTCTGTTTCCATAACGCTCTACTTCTTGTTCGTATAACTCAGGTAGATATTGTTGTGCAAAGTTTCCTCCTGCAGCACCATCAAATGCTAAATATGCGTTAGCTAGCAGTTGTTGTGTTTGAGATGGAACTATTGAACCAAATTGTGGTATTAAACTCATTTTTATAGTTTTTAGTTAAATTTCTTTTTTCTTATTTTTAATTGTGAAGAGTCAAGCTCACTAATTGCTTTTACTTTAAAACCATTTTTAAATACATCTCCTGAGGCCACTGGCCTTGGTTCAAGATTTATATTCTTAGACTTAGCTAACTGATTTTTTATTGTATCAGTTTTGCCTTGTTCATAAAAATGATTAGCAATTGTATCAACATTTTGTGCTGCATATAGGGCTTTATGATAACCTTTGTGATCGTTTATTTCACCATTTTTATCTAGGTACTTCCCAATAAAATTTGAAATATTACTTTGTTTATCAGCAACGTTTGAAGGGTTTTTAATACCATATCTAAATTTTTTGTCTCCTAATTCAAAATCAAAACCTTTGAAATCATTAGAAAGAACTTCTTTAGTTTTAGCTATAAACCTATCATGTTTAACCTTAGCTGCGTCTTGTTCTTCATTGTAGCGGTTGAAAAAGTCAGTGGCTTTTTGTTGATCTTGGGTAACGCCGGGTCTCAACTTGATTTCGTCGTAATATTTACCTTTCATATCTTCCAAATAACCTTTGGCTTTTGCAACTTCTTCTTTATAAGCAAGTTTTTTCTTTCGAATGTCTCTTGCTTCGTCTAGTTCTTCATCAAATGCAAAAGAATCTTCTATAATAAAGTTTCTTTCATCATGATCTAAATGAGGTCTAGCTTTTTTGTAATATTCATGTAGTAACGCTTCATCATTTACATTAGTGTAATCAGCATTTAAACGACTGTAGTCTTCAATACTACCACCCGTTTCTTTCATGAATTTAATTAGTTTATCTATATTTTCAGGTAACTTTTGTGTTTCTGTTTCCTGTAATATTTCTTTTTGTTCTGGTAAGGAAGTGGTAGCTTCATTGCTTCCTGCCACTCCGCTCTTGTCAGTGTCATTTTCTTCATCACTTATTAATTGTATAGGAGAATCTATTTCTTCTTCTTGCTCTTCAGTAGCATCTTTAGTGGATTCGACCCGTACTTCTTTGTCCACTTCTTGGCTAGGTTCGGCAGATTTGCCCACATCCAGTTTCTTTGTTTCTCCGACTTGAATGGCATCTTTTTCTTCTTTTTTAATTTCACCTTGTGCTTTGCTTAAATCTAATTTTGTAATTTTAGTAATAGCTTTATCGCCAAGATTTTTCATTTTTTTTGCAGATTTTATTTTAAAATCACCTTCTGTTTTTGTAGGTGTTTTATCTGCAGCGGTTACTTTTATCTCTTCTTTTACTTCTTCTTTTGTATTTGACATAATATAATATAAAATTAATAATAATTTACTGCGGACTAAATTGCTCTAATCCAAAACCGTCCAAATTGTCATTACCAGCTGATTCAAAATTAGTAGGTAATGTATCATTTTGTCTTTGGTTTATAAGTTCACTTTGTTGTGTGCCTTGTATTTTTACTCTTTCGTCTTTACGATCTTCAATATTTCCTTCTTTTTGTTTTTGACTTTGAGCTTGCATTTCAGCTAATTGCATTTGATAGTTAAACTCTTCAGCCATTAACTCTTTTTTAATAGCAGCCTCTTGTTCCATCCTAGCTATTTCCATTTGAGACTTAGCTTGCTCAATTTGTATTTTAGTTTGAGCTACAGCTTGTTCTTTTTGAACCTCAGCCATTGCAGCTTTTTCAGATGATTGAGCGTTAGCCTGTGCTTGAGCTTGTATATTTGCTTGTTGCGCGGCTTGATCTTTTGCTCTTTTTTCTTCTTGTTTTAATTTAAGCATTTGATTAGCTAATTTAAGATTGTTTATTTCTCTTATATCTAATGCGTCTTCTAAATTAATATTTTTTGATTGTAATGCTATTTGTATACTTTTTTCTAATTGTGCTTTTTCTTCTTCATCTGGTTCTAGTTCTAAGAATATACCAAAGTCATGCATGTGAAGTTTATCTATTTCTTTAAGTGTATTTGTATTAAAAGTATTTATACTACTTAATAACGATGCTTTTGTTAAAGGAAAATTTAACATATCAGCTACTCTTAGACTTATGTTTTCACAAGTTCGTACTGTTAAATACGAAAGTGATTGTAATATATGTCTAGTTGCGGTATTAGAATTAGCTGCAGCTAGTTTTTGTAAACCAACTAAAGCATTAGTATCTGGCGTACTACCATCTCTAGCTTCATTAAGACCAGTAACATCTCTTATCATTTGTAAATAATACTGATAAGTTTGTATCATTGATTGTATTTTAGATATACCAGAAGAACTTTGTAATTCTTGTATAGGTACTTTACCTCTATTACCTTCACCGTCTTGTGTCATAGATCTACCTACAATACTACCAGTTTGAAAATACATATTTAAAGCTTCTGAAGCATTATAATTTGTACCATTACCTAAATCAACCTCTGCTAAACCATCAACATCTACGTACACACCATCTGGAACTATACGAGACAATACTTGTTGTAATTTTAAATGTGTTAGTTGAATCATATCTGCAAAACCTATTGTTTTACTTACTATAGATTCTATTCTACCTTGATACATCCTAGGTGCTGTTATTATGTAATTCATGTTAACCTTAGTTGTATCACTTGTAGGTCTTGTCATGTTCTCACATAACTTCCACTCTATCATATTATCACCTAATCCTAAAACTTTTGCTCCTGAATATAAAACCTCAATAGATCTAGAAGCTTTTTTAAAGTTATCACTAGTAGGTGGATTAAAAGTATCATCCTTAGATAATGTTTTTTCTAATCCTTCAGGTGTTTGTTTTATTTTAAATACTTGATCGTGATAAGTTTTATATTCAAAGAATAAAATTTGAACTTGATCTTGCGTACTTTGTCCCCAGTAGCTATTAGTATATGAATTTCTACCTGGGTATTTTTGTATTTCTTCTAATTCTTTATTTGTTAACTCTGGAAACTGTCTTTTAACTTCAGACAAAGACATGTTCTTAACTTCACCAACATAATATATATTTTCAAAATTTGGATCTTCTGTATAAGAATAACAAATATTAGATGGGTTAACATATTCAACAGTAACTCCTTCAGATAAATTAAAGTTTGTTTTAACACAACTTATACCTAATACAGTTAAATCATAAGCTAATTGTTTTTTTGTTTCATCAAATTTATTATAAGCTAAAACATTATTTATAACTTCTTCTTCTGCTATTTCTACACTTTGCTTATAAGAAAGCTGCATATAAAGATCTAGTTCTTCTTTACTTGCGGGCAAAGTTTCTGGAGATGCTGATGCCGACAGTCTTGCATTAGGACCAAGTTGGCCTTGAAGCTGCGTTATCATTTCTTTATTTCTTATATCAGCAGCTGCTTTTTCAGCAAACTGAGTTTTTTGATTTATTGAAAATGGATCAGTGGCATAAGATTTTATTTTATAACCTTTTTCAGTCATTCCATTGACTACTATATCTACAAACTTAGATAATATTGGAACTGGTTTCCAGTCTAAATTAAGATAAGATAAATCACCATTAATAGCTAGTTCATCTTTATATTTTTGTACTGGCTGTTCACCTCTAGCATATAACCTTAATCTATTAAAATTTTGAAAATTATTAATAAATCTATTTTGTCCACTATTATTTCTAAACCACTCATGTTCAATTGCTTGTGCTACAGCTAAACCATATTCACGAGAACTTTTTTCTGATTCAGGTACTACCTGGTCTGGAAAACTGCTGTTATAGTTAATGTTAATCATTTATTTTGATTATTTTTGAATTTACTCCTTCGTTGTTATATGATGAAAAATTTAAAGGAACTTTTGACATTGTTCTTTTAGCATGTGGTGCATATCTATTTTTATTACAAGCCATTATTGCTAGGCCAGAACTAATTGAAGCATCGTGCTTTGTTCTGTTGTTTATATTAAATCGTGCCCAGTCATCTAATGTTTGTTGAAAATACATATCTCCATAACCATCATTTATAAGACCAACAAAGTTTTCTATGTAATCTTCTATTGCTGCTGCGTGTGCTTGTTTAATGTCTTCACTTGTATTAGGTATACCACCTATTTCTCTTTCTGTTACAGATAATTTATTATAGGACTTGTCTGGCCTATTTATAGAATATCCCCTGTATCCTCGTCTTTTTAAGTAATATAGCAATCTTGGTTTGTTATTTTCCGCTAACATAGGCATACCATAAAATACT